ATATCGCAAGAATTACAAACGAAACGGCAGTTAAGCAATCAATTCGAAATCTACTCCTAACGGACAGAGGTGAAAGATTGTTTAGACCTAATTTGGGATCTGATATCCGAGCCATGTTGTTTGAGAACATCACGCCTGACGTTTTGGTCCTAATTCAGGAAAAGGTAAAGGACACGATTGAAATTTATGAGCCTAGGTGCAATTTGATTTCTGTTGATGCTACCTCAGACATTGACGGCAATTCTGTTAACATCAGAATCTTTTTCAACGTTATAAATATCACGCAACCAATTGAATTTAATGTTACTCTAAGTAAGGTCCGATAATGACTAAGGAAAATTTCACAGAACTTGATTTTGACAAAATCAGATCCAATCTAAAGGACTATCTAAAGAAACAGGATAGGTTCAAGGATTATGATTTTGAAGGATCCAATATGTCGGTCCTACTGGACGTGTTGGCATATAACACGTTCCAAAACAACTTTTACACAAATATGGCATTTGCTGAAATGTTCATTGATTCTGCCCAATTGAAGGAATCAGTCATTTCTCATGCCAAGGAATTGAATTATATTCCAAGATCGCGCCGATCTGCCCGTGCTGTTCTATCTGTGAATATGTCGGTAACCGATGGCGCTAAGTCGGTGGTGATTCCTAGAAACACCAGATTCAATGCAAAATGCCAGAATAAAACATTCTCATTTTACACCGATGAAAGTGTGTCCATTATTCCTGTGGATGGCATTTACACGTATTCAGGACTGGAAGTATTTGAAGGAACAAACGTAACCGAGGCGCATAGTGTAACTTCGGTCAATTCTGTGTATGCAATCTCCAATTCAAATGTTGACACAAATTCAATTCGCATTTCCGTAAGAGATAACTCCAACGAGAATTCGCCTAAGACCGAATTCAAATTTAGAGATACGATCTTTGGCGTAGGCTCAACGGATAATGTGTTCTATTTGCAGGCATACGAGGATGACACCTACGCGATTTCCTTCGGCCAAAATGTCTTTGGTTATGAGCCTCAGGTCGGTCAAGTGATTGAAATCTCCTATCGAACAACGTTGGGTGAGGAAGCCAATGGTGCCACCAACTTCACAGCGGCCGAGGCCATTCAAGGCTACACCTCAGTGACATCGACTACCTCGGCAGCAGAAGGTGGTGCGGAAAGGGAAGGAATTGAGTCCGTTCGATACTTTGCTCCAAAGTCTATTCAGGTGCAGGATCGTGCCATCACAGAATCCGACTATGAAATTCTTCTAAAGAATACCTATTCGGAGGTTCAAGCAGTATCCGTATATGGCGGTGAAGAACTTGATCCTCCTAGATACGGACGTGTGGTCGTCGCAGTTGATGTAAAGAATGCCGATGGTGTTTCTGAGACCAACAAAAAGAAATATAGCAGTTTTCTCCAGAAAAGATGTCCTATTGGTATTGAGCCTTTGGTAATTTCGCCTAAGTTTATGTACGTGGATGTAAACTCTACCGTCAATTACAATATTGATATTACCGAGAAATCAACTGCCGATATTGAAACTTTGGTCAATTCTGCAATTTCGAATTATTCCCTAACCGAATTGTCGGACTTCAAAAAGACAATGCGTCTTTCCAAATTTGTTTCTGAAATTGACGGTGCCGATTCTTCTATCGTATCCAATGAAACCAATATTCTGGTCATTATTCCAACTGCACCTGTTATTGGAGAATCCGAAACATTCTACTTGAACTTCAATAACGAGCTTAATCCCGATCACAATCTGTCCAAAATAACTTCACTGGAAGAATATGAATGGGCAATTAAATCATCAGCATTTGTGTATGCTGGATCAACCGGATTTATTCAAGATGATGGTGTTGGCAATCTGCACATTCTAAGAGACCGTGGCGACAGCTTTGTTTATCTGAAACGAAATGTCGGTACCGTTGATTATGCCACAGGAGAAATTCGAGTTTCTGACCTAGTGGTGGATTCCTACACTGGAACAGAATTGGCTTATTATGCCAAAATCAAATGCAAAGACATTGTTGCACCTAAGGACAGAATTATTTCAATTAGACCTGAGGATGTAACTCTAACAGTTAACGGAGTTAACACAAGATGATAAACGAGATTTCCAAGACAATCTCACACGCAATTGAGGAGCAGTTTCCTGGCGTATACCGCGAGGACGCAGACATTATGGTTGCGTTCATTCGCGCCTATTATGAATTCTTGGAAACCCAAGAAGGATATTCCACAAATGTGTCTCGAAAGATGTTTGAATCCAATGACATTGATGAATCGTTGGACAAATTTCTCACGCACTTCAAAGAGAAATATCTTGCGGACCTTCCGTATGACACTTTGACTGACCAAAGATTCCTGAATAAGCATATTATGGAGCTGTATCGAACAAAAGGTTCGGAGCAGTCCGTTCAATTGTTCATGAAACTGGTCTATGGCGAAAGCGCAAAGGTCTACTACCCAGGACGCGATATCTTGAAGCCATCGGAATCGGTTTGGCGCAGATGGCCTTATATTGAGGTCTACAAAAACGATAGAACTCAGGATATGGTCAATCGTGAAATCACCGGTGCCACATCTGGCGCAAAGGCATTTGTCGAAACTGCTAATACAAAGCGAGTAAACGGTAAAATCATTGATATCCTTTATCTTTCATCCGTTCGAGGCAATTTCACCCCAGGAGAAAGAATTACAGAAAACGGCGTTTTGAAAGATGCGCCGATTATTTCAGGATCCCTTACCGATATCAGCATCACGCTTGGAGGAAGAAACAACAAAATCGGTGATGTATTTGACGCAGTTGGAGCCGACGGCGTACAAGGTAAAGTTCGGGTATCGAGTGTGGAGGATGCCACCGGTCGAGTCGAATTCAATCTGGTAAATGGTGGTTGGGGCTATTCCAACTCGCAATCGGAATTTGACACCTCGGTTTACGTCGCTACGGCAATGCTCGGAAACGACAATTCGGATCCAAGATATCAGTTCCTGGATTTTGAAACCGTCACTCAACGAAAAGAGAAACTGACCCTTCTGTCCTCTTCCGACTTGAATACCGATGTTTCAGTTGGCGACACGCTGATTGGTGTTGATGCACTATCGGCAGAAGTTGCACGAGGAAAGGTTATTTCGATTGCAAATACCGACGCAAATGGCGACGTTATTGGCCTGCCCTCGGCAAACTCAGAAGTTGTCATAAACGTTCTTTACGGCACCACTTTCGATGATACCAAAACGCTAACTTTGGATACGACAGGACATGCAAACGGCGAAATCCTAGAAGAGGAATCCGTAGTCACGTTCAATATCTCGGCAAATACCGGTCCATTTTCACCTGGCGACGATATCGTCCAGTACATTTATGGTAGTGCAAACACAATTGTTACAAAAAATGAGGCCAAAGTTGTAACGGCCAATGCGTCGGTGATCACCACCAACGCTGCATTTGGCGATTGGGTATCTAATGTCGCTATCCAAAGTGTTGCTAACTCCTTGATCACGGCCACGATTTCCACGCTATCTGTGGACACGATTGGTGCCAAGGGCAAGATTGTGTCTGTTGATGGAGCAAATGTCACTGTAAGCGGCATCTTCGGTGCATACGATGCTGGCAATGACGTCCGCGGCCTATCAACTCTGATTACTGCAAATATTAACTCTATCGCAAACACAGGCGCGGTCGATATCCACTTGGAAGGAAACACGTCTTCCAACGGCGTGATTGATACAATCACAAACGTTGATGCAAGCGGAATCGTGATTGCTCAAAACACGACATATGTGGGTCTGTGGGGAAATACGGAACCTTTCTTTTTCCATCCAGATCACGAATTCTATGTAGTAACTGAGAGAAACACTCAGGTATCTCCTCCTAAATTTGAATGGTATGACGTAACAAAGGATCTGGATGCGTCTAAGATCATAGGAGTTGAAGACACCTTTAGCATCGAAACTTTGGCGACGGATCTTGGTGTTGCAAATACCGTGATTGCCAATAACGACCTTGTAGCAAGTTTCAACACGACTTTCCCAACACCTCTACAATCTGGTGTGGCGTTTGAAGTTGGCAATGCCACAAACGGCACAATTTTGGCTATGGCTCCATCGAGCGCAAATACTTCCAAGGTTTCACTTTACGCGTTCTCTGGTGTGGTTGCGGACGCAAATTCCCATGCAATTGTGGAAGTTCCAAGTCACCAGTTGCCTGATGATGGCTCTGATCACGAGGTCAGACTTTATGTTGATATGTCGGCAGGAGAACTTTCCGTCCATATCGATGGTTTCAACATGGGAACATCGAACACAGCGGACGGATCTGGATTCACGAGCTATTGGGCAAATACCGCGGCACTTGGTGCCTTCACCACTGTTGCATCGGATCATGCTGGATCTGCAATTGGATATTCCGAGGTTACACACGGAGATTGGAAAGGAACTATTAGTTCGGATCTTGGCTTGTATGTTGGATCAACTGCAAATACCGCAGCAACTCCAGGAAACATCATTCACCTAGAGAGACCACTAACGGATATTGGTGAAGGTTTTGGTGCAGACTTCAAGGTCGGCATCATTGAAGACACCGAAAACGTTCTGGTCAATACGGATCTTCTAGGCGGCAACAACGCTGCCGGAATTCCTTACATGAATATCAAACTAAACGGTGAGAACTCCGGTGTTGGATTTGTTGATTCGATAACGGTGGTTGACGGCGGTACTCAATACACCAACGGATCTCTGATCACGTTTAGCGGTGGTGGATTTGCGAATGGTGACGTTATCGTGGATGCCGTGGGAACAATTGCAACAGATGCAAATGGCACGATCACGACGGTAACCGTTACCGAGCCTGGCGTAGGTTACCATGAAGCGCCGACACCAACTCTGCCGGTAACAGCTGGTCTGGATGCAAACGTTACGATCAACATGGATTTTGGATACGGATTCCCAATTCTTCCTGATGGTGATGAAAATACTCCTATTGCGGATCTGTTGACATCGGCCACGATTGAAATCGGTTCTATCGCAACGCTGACCCGAATTAATCCAGGCACAGATTATAATCTGGATCCATTTGTTCGGGCGCGCCAGAATGACATCGCTGCCTATGATCGCCGCGATTTTTATGCCCTTGTATCTAACACTTCCGGTGGCTTTATCCCAGGTGAAGAATTGATTCAAAACATTGGCGGATCCGAAACTGCCAAAGGCACAGTCAAATCTTTCGAGGTTGTAAACGGATACGACATCCTTTTGGTTGAAAGAAATTCATTCTCGGTATCATTCCAATCCAATTATGCGATTACGGGTAGCATTTCCGGCGCAACAACTTGGGTTGATGAGGTGTATTCCGATGAAGAATCCAGACCAATTGGCGACAATTCGGATATTACAGGAACTGTTATTGCCGCAAACGGTATTGTAACTGGAGTGGAAGTCATTTCATCTGGATACGGATATATTGATGGAACGGAAGTATCTCTTGAAAGAGAAGGATTCCCATTTGTTATGTCCGGCGAAACGGCTATTACTCGACAAGGTATTTCTGAGGGACATTGGGAAACGACCGATTCTCATTTGAGCAGCGAAAAGAAAATTCAGGATTCCTATTACTATCAGGAATATTCCTATGATGTGGTTTCGGGTATTTCGTTGTCTAAATACAAAGACGCAATTAAACAAATTCTGCACGTATCCGGTAATGAAATTTTCGGTTCTATTTCGAAAGTATCTACCACAAACAGTGGAGTTTCCGTTGCCAATTCATCTATAGAAATTGCATGAGGAAATAATGCCTAGTATTCTAACAAATGATTTCAAAGTATCCGTTGCCGAGGATTTTAAAGATTCTTTCGGCAACTCGGATATGTATTACTTGGGCGCGCACAGAAGCCTTCCATATTCTAACGAAACTGAGCCTACTGTTCCCACTCAGGACGTAAAATCTTCCCACTATGATCTTTATGACAGTTTGATTTTTGGTAAGCAAATTACATCAAGCAATGTTTCGCTAATGGTGAGAAATATTCCTTGGGTATCTGGAACTGTTTATTCTGAGTATTCGGATTTGGATGATGAGCTATCTACCAAAAACTTTTACGTCATGTCCGACGAAGGTAGTACAACAACCGTTTTCAAATGCATCAGCAACAATGGAGGAGTGCCTTCGGTATCTCAGCCACTTTCCACCCAAACATCTCCATCCGATGATATCTACATCACGGCAGATGGTTATCAGTGGAAATACATGTACAGTATTCCTACGGCTCAAAACGATCTGTTTGGAACCACTGAGTTTATGCCGGTTATTCCAAATGCAAATGTCTCGGGAAATGCAGTTTCTGGTTCCATCGAATCGATCAACATCCTATCGTCCGGTGAATCCTATAACTCATATGCAACATGTACCATCAAAGAGGCTGCGGTTTCTGGTAACAACCTCCTATTCTCGCTAAACGGTGATCAATTTACGGACTTCCTGTTGACTGTGCCTGACGTTTCTGGATTTGTTGAAGAAAAAATTGAAGGCGTGGATGGCCAAGGACGAACAGCTTCTGGCGTCATCGTAGGAATTTTTACTGCGAACAACACTCTCCGTGTCACCAACACGATCAGGAGCTTCGCCCTGGCATCAACCATCACTGGATTGTCATCTAATACCAGCACGACTATTTCGGCTAAATCCCGGCTTACCTCGGCTTTGTCCTCCAACACCGATTTCTACAAGAATTCGTCCGTGTACATTTCGTCTGGCGCGGGCGCAGGTCAGTTGAGAACAATCACCGAATATATCGTAACTGGCAGTGAACGCAGAATTCTGATTAACGAACCTTTTACCACCATTCCTAATCAGACTTCTGAGGTCCAAATTCTGCCTAGAGTTATTATCAATGGTGACGGTAGATCGGCTAATGCAGTGGTAACTATGAATCCGACATCAAACTCCATTCTAGATATCCAAATGGTCGATAGTGGATCAGGATATACCTATGCCGACATCGTGATTGCCGCGAATACAGGAAACATCACTTCTGAAGGTGATCCTATCATCAGCACACAGGCACAAGCTAGAGCCGTCATTTCTCCTCCAGGTGGACATGGTGCAAACGTAGTTTCGGAATTGTACGCAAGTCGCGTTGGAATCGGTATGCTTCTATCAAACACAGAAGCCAACACCATTCCTACATCCAATGACTTCCGGACCATCAGCGTTTTGAAGAATCCTAAATTCGCAAATCTGGAGATTGTTGTTTCTCAGTCTGCTACCAACTTCTCAGCAGGAGAAACGGTCCTTCAAGTGGACACAGGCGCAACAGGCACAATCTCTGATAGGGATGCCAATACCGTGACTTTGACGGACATCAGTGGAATTTTTGAAACCGGCAATAGCTCGGTCAACCTACTGAAAGGTCTTTCGAGCAATACCGAGGTTGAGGTTGTATCAATCGACAGGCAACAAACAACATTCGATGCGCGCCAAATCTTCCAAATCGAAATGATCGATGCTGGTGTGGGCGGCGCAGGATTTATTGAAGATGAATTGGTTGAGCAAACGGGAATTGATCCAATTGCATCCGGCCTAATCAATCTTACAGTTGACGGTTCTGCTCTCCTATTCAGCGATGGCGAAATTGTAATCCAAGCAGTTTCAGGCGCACAAGGTGTGGTTTCAAATAGAGTCAACAATTCTCTAACTCTATCGAATATTTCCGGTGTATTTACTTTGGACGATATTACTGGCCAATCCACCAATACCACTCTAGGAGTGCTAAATAAGGATACAAGCATCCAAGCAAACGGAATTGGATACGTCCATGAAATTAATGCAAATGGCGACGTAATTTCGTTGTCGGGTGTTAGAGGAACAATATTGCCTTCCGATGATATTTCGGGAGACTTACAAACAATTCGTGGCACTAAATCGAGAGCGTTGGCCAAAGTTACCGGACGAGATTACACCAGATATTATCCTTTGGATAACACTGGCAAATTCTTATATGTGGAAAACTTTGTTGCAATTGAACGCTCGGATAGCCAAAGCGAAAGAATCAAACTAATTGTGGAGTTTTAATTAATGGGTCTTGATACAGATTTCAACCAGGCACCATATTTCGATGATTTTGATGAGGACAAAAATTTTCATCGGGTCCTGTATAAGCCAGGCGTGGCTGTTCAAGCCAGGGAGCTTACGCAGATGCAAACCATTTTGCAAAACCAAATCGAAAGATTTGGCGATAATGTTTTGCGTCAAGGTACAATCATTCGCGGATGTAACTTCAAGGACATCCGATCGGTTGGTTATGTCAAGATCCTCGACGGGCAGACAAATGGTCAGCCAGTTAGTGTTTCCTCCTACGATCAAATGCGGGCAGTTGGTGTAACCACTGGTGTTGTTGCAAATATCATCACTGTTTCTACTGGTCTGGAATCTCAGTCTCCTGACCTGTCTACGCTATACGTCAAATACACGGGAACAGGTACGAATGAGGAAAAGGTATTCTCCACTACCGAAAACATCCAAATTCAAAATCCAACAACTTCGGAAGTCATCGCGACAGTTGTTGCCGCTGGTTCAATCGAAGGGTCTGTGGCTGTAGGCGATTCCTACGCGCTGAAAACTGGCGAAGGTGTAATCTATCAAAAAGGCCATTTCATTCGAGTTGATGAGCAACTAACCGTTGTGTCCAAATACACCAACAGTCCTGACCGAGTTGTGGCTGGTTTCAGAACAACTGAATCCCTGGTGAATTCCTTCGGTGATACGAGCCTACTGGACAATTCGTCAGGATCCAATAACGAAAATGCTCCTGGTGCAGACAGATTGAAGCTGACACCAAATCTGGTTGTTCTAACACTGGCAGAATCAGAGGCCGACGAAAATTTCTTTGCTATTCAGGAATATGCAAATGGTCGAGTGGTTCGCAGAAACCAGACCACACAATACGAAGGCATCTTCCAAACGCTACGGGAACGCACAAAGGACGAATCCGGTAACTACACCGTTGACAACTTCCGTTTGCGTGTATCCGAAAGCACGGACGCAAACAACGTCACTTTGCATGTTGGTAGAGGTCGAGCGTATGTTGAAGGCAGAAGAATTGAACTTCTGAACAGTTACCCTATTGAAGTGAGCAAAGCCACAGATTTCGAAACCGAAGAAGGATACAGCCGTTCCACGAATATTGGTAACTATGTTCTAGTTGACGAAATGGCAGGCAGCATTGACACGAACATTGCAGCCAAGGTATATCTTTACGACTCCGCTTTCGGTGATGTTACTGCAAACTCCACGCCTACTGCAAACACGGATCTTGCCATTGGTACGGCACATGTCCGAGCGTTGACCTATGAAGACGGTACGCCTGGCACGGCCGCTGCACAATATCGCGCATACATCTTTGGAGTGGAAATGAACTCTGGTGAGAGCTTTAGTTCGGTTGCTGGTATGTACTACCCAGGCACTGGATCCAACGACGCTGGTACTGCGGACCTGGTCTCCACGACGATTTATGAAAGCAACTTCAAACCTACAATCTTCCCAATGGGAGCGTCATCGGTAAAAGCGGTTCCTGCTTCCGGTGTTAGTATGGATTTCATCTACAGAACCGTCAACAAATCCTTGACCATTTCTGCTGGTGGTGTTCTGGAAATTGATCTTGCGGACGGCACCTGGCCATACGGCGACGGTGCACTGAACGCAACCCAATTGAATGAAATCACCGTTGTTGCATCACAGAATAACACACCATACATTCTAGGACGTCACGTGGATCTCTCTGGAGCATCGGCAACCGTTTCTGGCACAACTCTGACAATCTCCGGACTATCTGCTCCTGGTGCAGGATCCTGTAGTGTCATTGCACATTACAACGTGAAAGAAACAACAGCACTGCCTACCGCAAAAGAGCTTAAAACCGTTTATGTAAAAATTGATGCCCTGACAAATGCTGGACATTCAACTGGCAAATATAATCTTGGTCTTCCTGACGTATTCAAGGTTAAGAATATCTGGGCAGGTTCGACTTACGCCAACACTAACACAAATGTCACGAATAGCTTCCGATTGGTAAATGGCCAAAATGAAGTGTTTTACGGTCATTCTTACCTGAAAAGAAACAACAGTTACACAATCACAGGTGGCGTAAACGACAAAATTCTGGTTGAACTGGAAGTATTTAAGGCAAATGAAACTGGTTCATATGGAACCGGCTTGTTCACTGTGTCTTCCTACCCAATCGATGATGCGAATACCGCAAACACAGCAGCAATTACAACTCAAGAGATTCCTACATTCACCACGAAAAGTGGCATCACAATCGATTTGCGCGACCAAGTGGACTTCCGTCCTCAGGTGGCAAACACGATCAATTATGAGGAAAGCTACGCAATTGCCGTCGCTAACGCAGACGCCGCATTCATTAATCCAAATACCGCAGTAACCTTTGGAACAACTGACCGATTCCTGGTTGCACCTAACAAAGAATTCGAATCCGATTTCGAATTCTACCTAGGACGCCGCGATATCGTTTTCATTGGTGCCGACGGAACATTCGATGTTATCGAAGGAAATCCAGCAGAAACCCCAGCCAGACCTACAGATCCTGATAAAGGTATGGTCATTGCAGATTTGAACATTCCACCATTCCCTTCTCTGCCTAAGAGAATTGCGGATCAGGCCAATAAACCTGAATACGGCATCACATTGTCGCTAAGAGAAAATCGCAGATACACAATGCGAGATATTGGCGACATTGATTCCCGAGTAAAGCGTTTGGAATACTACACTGCGCTAAACTCCCTGGAAACACGCGCGAAGGATATGGTAATCACCGATGCTGCTTGACTGAATAGATTCAAGAACGGCATTTTTGTCGATGGATTCCGCAACTTCCGTATTGCAGACGTTAAGGCGGATGGATTCTCGGCATCTATCAACCCAACAGAAAACTCCCTGAATCCTAGGTTCAAGTCTTATCCTTTGAATCTAAAGGCTATCGGCGGTACGGCTACTTCCAACAAAGATGTTTCCCACATCCCTCAAACATCCGAGTTTGATCTTATCGTCCAACCGTATGCGACCAAATCCAGATCCTGTGTTACCGACTTCTATAAGTTTTCGGGACAAATGGTTATGGATCCTCCATACGATAGCTTCTATGACACAACTCGGGCTCCAAACTTGGAACTGGAAGTTGACCTTACGCAGGCGTTCGTGGAGTATACTGAGGCATTGTCAGAGTTTGTGCCACTTTCAAGATCCTCTTCCAGCGTGTCTATCGACACTCGGGCAGTGGACTTGGCTAACGGATGGACAGACATCACGACAACCACTACCACATCTTCCACTTCTACCAATTTTGAAGTGACATCTGGTAGCTCAACAGAAACCGCGGTTGGCGACTTTATCAGCGATATTCGCATGAATCCATATCTGCGTCCTCAGCGAGTAAGATTCTTTGCAACTGGCCTACGTCCTAACACCAAACATTATGTGTTTTTCGACGGCCAGTATATGAGTGACCGTGTTCGTCCTGCGGAAATGGATCCTAACTCCGACGATCTGGAAGATATGATTCCTACACGTCGCCGCGGCGGAACACTTAAATCTAATGCTGATGGTGAAGTTGCGGGTATTTTCCATATTCCTGGCGAAACGTTCTTTGCTGGTGATAGAGAGCTTGTGGTAGCAGATGTTGCTTCCGAGAATGAACTTTCGGACGCGTCTTCCTCTGCAAAATATACCTACTCAGCTTTCAACTTCTCGGTAGAACGCCAGTCTATCACATTGGCAACCAGGAAGCCACAGATCACTTCGGAAACGGTTTCTTCAACAGAAATCACCAACGTTACCACCTCTATCGAAAATTGGGGTGCTGGAGATCCTATCGCACAGACATTCCGTATCTCGGATGAAATGTCAACCGACAGTGTGGTTATGATTTCTGAGCTTGATCTATATTTCAAGGAAAAGTCCAACAACCTTGGCGTAACTGTTGAAATTCGGGAAACTGTTAACGGATATCCTTCCGCAAATATCGTACCTTTGTCAAGTGTCCACTTGCGTCCAAGTAAGGTCAATGCTTCCAAGACTGCAACAACCTTGACTCCAACGACAATCACCTTCGAAACGCCAATTTCCTTGAAAACTGGTGAGGAATACTGCTTTGTGATTATTCCTGATGGTGCAAGTCCAGATTATAGAATTTGGGTTGGTGAAACAGGTCAAAACGACTATGAAACCGGCATTGCGGTGACACAGGATTCCAATCCAGGTACGCTGTTCACCTCGACAAATGACTCCGCTTGGACACCATACCAAAACGAAAACATCAAGTACACAATGCGAGCCC